TGAACAATATGTCATGCACACGATTACAAAGTCTTGGGCTAGATTTACTGGGGTAAACGCTATTTGCTGGGAAGTGTCTGCCGACAATAAGATTTTCTTTGGTGCTAACGGATTTGTAGGGCAGTTTTATTCAGATACTTCTGATGCTGGAGCAAATATTGTTGCAAATGCACAGCAAGCCTACAGCTATTTTGACAGTCGTGGACAACTTAAACGCTTTACCCTAGTACGCCCTATACTACAGACAAATTATGGCTTACCGACCGTTTTATGCGGTATTAGCACGGATTTTGACACCCAACCTTTAACTAATCAAATAGCTTTTAATCCGTCTTTAACCAATATTGGTGTATGGGACACATCTAAATGGGATGGGGCTAATTGGGGTGGTGGTTTAACCGTTACTAAATATTGGCAAGGTGTTACGGGAACAGGTTTTGCTGGCTCAATTAATATAAATGTTGCATCGCAAGGCATTGAGTTTCATTGGGCATCAACCGATTATGTAATGGAACGAGGTGGAGTTCTGTAGTGCTATGTTTTGATAAAGACTTATTAGGGCCATTTATCGCCCAAAAGTTAAACATGGTATGGACACCTGAAAATTCAAGCACAATTGGCTGGGTAACAGATGAAATAGAAGCAGTAGTTTGGTATGAGGATTTCAATAAAAAATCGGTTACTTGCCATATTTATCTTGAAAAAGGCTTAAATAAGCAATATTTACATACCATTTTTGATTATCCTTTTGTACAATTAGGGGTAGATAAGATTATTGCCCCAGTAGTTAGTAGTAACGACAAGTCGGTAGAGTTTGTCAAGAAATTGGGGTTTGAGGAACAAGCACGATTACTTGATGTTTTTCCTACTGGAGATTTGTTGTTTTTTGTAATGTCAAAAGACAAATGTAAGTTTTTAGGAGAAAGATATGGGAAAACAAGCTAGTGCTCCCCCACCACCCGATTACGCAGGTGCGGCTAAGGAAACTGCGTCAGGTAATTTAGATGCGGCACGGGCTAATATTGCCGCCAATCGTGTAAACCAGTACACGCCCTATGGTTCGCTTGAATACAATATGGCTGGCGAGGATAAGTACGGCAATCCTATGTGGAGTGCTACCCAATCCCTTGCTCCTGCACAGCAACAATTATTAGATTATCAAAATCAAGCAAGTTTAGGTCTTGGTCAATTAACTGGTAAAGGCTTGGGTTATGTCAACAATATGCTTGACACCCCGTTTGATACTAGCAAGTTGCCAACAACTGGGTTTAATCCTAGCCAAAGCTACCAAGATGCTTATATGCAAAGACTTCAGCCACAGATTCAACAAGGGCGTGAAGCATTAAGCACTCAATTGGCTAATTCGGGTATACCCGTAGGTTCAGAAGCCTATAAACGAGCAATGATGACCCAAGGTCAAAAAGAAAATGATTTATTGGCGGCCGCCACCACTCAAGGTTTTGGCGTTGGTCAACAAGCCCGTCAATCTGCCTTGCAAGAACAAGCCTATTTGCGTAATGAGCCTTTAAACACATTAAACGCTGTTAGATCAGGAGCACAAGTACAAGGCCCTAACTTTGTTAATCCTGCAATGCAAGCAAACACGGCTGGTGCTGATATTTTGGGTGCAACACAGATGGGTTACAACGCCCAAATGGGTGCGGCAAATGCTCAAAATGCCGCTAATAATCAAATGACACAAGGTTTATTTAGTCTTGGTGGTGCTGGTTTAATAGCTATGTCAGACATTCGTACTAAAGAAAACATTGAACCAATTGGCATTGCTAATAACGGTTTAACTGTTTACCGCTATGAATATAAGCCTAAGTTTAAAGACCATGAATTAGCTGGATCAGGCGTTCATTATGGCTATATGGCTCAAGAAGTAGAGCAAGTCTACCCTTACGCAGTTAAAACTTTAAATGACGGCTATAAAGTCGTAGATTACGGATTGCTATGAACCCATATATCCTACAACCACAACAGATGCAAGATGTAAGCGGTTTACAACCCGTGTTTCAAAACTTTGGTCAACAACAAGCTAATCAACAGGCGGCACTTGCACAGCAAAATCAATTAGTACAGCAAGCAGGTCAAACTCAAGGCGGTGGTATGAATCCACTAGCTATGGCGGCATTGTTGCGTGCAAAAGACTTGAAAAAGCCTAATTATGATAATTGGCAGACTTCAGGTGATAACACTTATTTTGGTTCTAACAGCAACGGTATGGGTGCTGGCGAAGGATATAGTGGTATGAACGCAGAATTAGGATTATAAAATGCCAACTGATATTGGAACACTAACTCCCGAACAGATGTTGCAACAGCAACAGATATTACGCCAGCAAAAAATGGCTGAAATGCTCATGCAACAAGGTATGCAACAGCCACAAGGTCAAATGGTTAGTGGTCATTATGTTGCCCCTAGCATATTTCAAAATCTAGCTGGTTTAGCCAATACTTATGTTGGTCAGCGTGGTATTGAAAAATCAGATCAAGCACAAATTGATTTAGCTAAAGCTATTCGAGCACAACATACTGATGAACTTAATCAATTTAATCAGTTATTACCTAAAAATCCTATGGAAGCATATAGTTTTGCGGCACAAGCCTACAATCCTAAACTGCAAGACATTGGCATGAAAAAGATGTTGCCACAAGAATTTGATTTGCCTGAAGGCGGTAGACGCTTTATGTCAATGCCTGACGGTACTGTTAAAGAAATTGCTTCAGGTGGCGAGAAATTACATTCAGTTAAAGGTAATTTGGTTACTTCTAGCGGTAAAGTTGTTTATTCTGCACCTTTAACTGGCGAAGAAAAAGTCAATCCTGCTGAAGCATCGTTGCGTACATCATTTTTAAATCAAGCAACCCCACATATTCAAATTAGCCAAGCGTATCGCAAAATTGAATCTGCTCCTGATACTGCCGCTGGCGATATGTCTAAGATATTTGGTTTTATGAAGATTCTTGATCCAAGTTCTACAGTTCGTGAAGGCGAATATGCTTCTGCTGAAAACGCAAGGGGCGTTCCTGATACTGTCAAGGCTCAATACAACAAGGTTATGAGTGGTCAAAGACTTACTCCATCACAAAGAACACAATTTACACAGGCGGCTGGCGATTTGGTTAAAAGTCAACAATCACAATTTGAAGATCAAAAGAAATTTTATGAAAATATTTCTAAAAATTACAAAATTGATCCTGCTAATATTATTTATAACCCTTACGAGGGCATGAATTTGCAAACCACGCCACCTAAATTGCCTAAAACAAAAGTTAATGTAGGACAACAATTTGAAATTCCACAAGTAAATGCTGGTAGTTGGAACATTATTAGCGTCACCCCTACAAAGTAAAATTATGGCTCAATACACCGTACAAGCCCCTGATGGACAAACAATTACGCTAGAAGGCCCTGATGGTGCTTCTCAAGCGGATGTTATTGCACAAGCACAAAAACTGTATCAACCAAAAGGATCTGTTCAGGTTATGTCACCTGAAGGAGCACCTTTAAATACACAATTTGGTGAAACTGGTGGTGGTGCGGCTGTTGGTAGACCACAAGGAATCAATCGTACAAATGTATTGCCTGAACCACGCCCTACTGAATCATTATTGGCTGGTGTTACTAAATCTGTTATTGATCCTGCTGTTGCTGGTGCTCAAATGCTTACTGGTGGTCGTTTAGGAACTAGCGAACTTGCTCAAAAATTAGGCCAACAAGGTGAAGTTTACGCTAATGAAAACCCTGTTTGGTATGGTACAGGGCGTGTAGCTGGTGCTGTTGTTCCTGCAATGGCTATGTCTAAAGGTATTGGCGTTCTTCCAAGTCTTGCTAAATTAAACCCTTATGCACAAGCCGCTGGAATTGGTGCAACTCAAGGTATATTGACTCCTGAAGAAACTGGTAAAAAAGATTTAGCATTATTAAGACAGCAATTGTTTAATGCTGGCACAGGGGCGGCTGTTGGTGCTCCTACGCCATTATTAGGAAAAGTTGCCAATGTTGCTTACGGTGCTGGAAAAGCCGCTTTAGAACCGTTTAATCAAGCTGGTAGAAATCTTATTCTTGGTCGTGCTTTACGCCAGTTTTCAGGTAATGATGCTGAAAAAGCAATTGCTAACCTTAGAAATGCACCTGAATTTGTAAAAGGTTCTAAACCAACTGTAGGAGAAGCCGCTGGCGTTGAAAGTCTTGCCGCCATGCAAAGAGCCGCATTAAACGCATCGCCTGAAGCTACAAACGCTTTGGCACAACGCCAAGCACAAAATACTGTAGCCCGTACTAATGCTTTAGAAAGCATTGCGTCACCTACTAGAGTTGCCAAATATCAAGATTTAAGATCACAACTAGGGGATGAGTTGTATACCCCTGCTTTAAATAAAGCAATGGATTTTTCTGCTTTAACCCCTGAAATGCAATTGCAAATTGGTTCGTTAACTAAAACTCCTGCTATTAAACGAGCAATGGGTCAAGCCCAAGAAAATGCTTTAAACAAAGGCTATGATCTTGGTAATCCAAACGGTTCATTGCAAGGTTTACACGAAACCAAAATGGCGTTAGACCAAGAAATTAACGCTGTAAAAGCTAAATTGCTTAGAGATAATGCTGGTGCTACAAGTGCTGAATTAGATGGTCTTAAAGCCGCAAAAGATAGGTTGCTTGGCTTTATTGAAACTGTTAGCCCTGAATACAAAAAAGCTAGAATTACATACGCTAGATTGTCTAAACCAGTAGATCAACTTGAAACTATTTCTAATATTGCTAACAAATCTACTAGAGATAAAGATTCATCCATTTTGCTTAATAGATTTTCTAATGAATTGGAAAAAGCTAAAAAAGAAGGTTTATTGTCTAAACAACAATTAACAAGATTAGAAAACATCAAATCTGATATGTTGCGTACTGATTTTGCTAATGAAGCTGGTCGTGGCGTTGGTTCTAATACTATGCAAAACCTTGCCTATAACAATATGTTGCAAGAAGTTAATTTGCCTAATTTACTTAGAAGGCGTGGTATGGCTGAAACCGCAGGTAATATGGCGGCTAGAGTTAAAGATGTTGCTTATGGAAGTATGAATAAACGGTTAACAACTGAAATGGCTGAAGCTATGCTTGACCCTAGAAAAGCGGCCGCTTTAATGAAATTGGCTGGCAAACGCCCATTAGAAGCACAAGTACCAACTGAACAATCAAACCTAGCTAAATTATTATTTACACAGGGCGGTGTTAATGCAGTAAACGCTATAAGAGGACAATCAAATGAGTAGAAACGGATCGGGTACATACTCTTTACCTGCTGGTAACCCAGTAGTAACAAGCACAACTATATCTAGTACATGGGCTAATAACACCCTAACAGATATATCTACTGCATTAACTGGCTCAATCGCGGCAGACGGTCAAACACCTATTACTGGAGCATTACAAATGGGTGGAAACGACATACAAAATGCTGGAACAGTCACGGCTGTTACTGGTATATTTGGTGGATTATTTTAAGGAAAAATTATGGCACAAACAGGCTACACTCCAATTTCGATTTACTATTCAGCTACGACTACTAATGTACCTACAGCAGGCAATTTAGTAGCTGGTGAATTAGCAATTAACACTAACGATGGAAAGTTGTTTTACAAAGACTCTAGCGGTGTAGTGCAAACTATGGCTTCTAAAGACGCTACTGCTGGTACATACTCTAGCATTACTACTAACACCCTAACTATTGGCACTACGCAATTAGGTGCTGGTAATGCTTCTATTATGAAGAATCGCATTATCAATGGTGCAATGGTTATTGACCAAAGAAATGCTGGTGCTAGTGTTACTCCTGCTTCTTCTGCTTATACATTAGATAGATGGCAAGCAGTTTTGAATGTAGCATCAAAATTTAGTGTGCAACAAAGTTCAACAACAGCTACTGGCTTTTCAAAATCATTGTTGGCAACCTCTACTTCTGCGTATTCGATTGGTGCTTCTGAATATTGTTTACTTCAGCAAGCTATAGAAGGTTTTAATATTGCGGATTTAGGATGGGGTACTGCAAACGCTAAAACGGTTACTTTGTCATTTCAAGTTCGTAGCTCATTAACAGGTACTTTTGGTGGAGTTATTGCTAATAGCAATTTTTCTCGTTGTTATCCATTTACTTACACAATTTCATCCGCTAATACTTATGAATTTAAAACAGTAACTATTACTGGCGATACAAGCGGAACATGGAATACAACTAACGGTATTGGCTTTTCAATGTTTTGGGATTTAGGTGTAGGCTCAACTTATAGTTCAACTAGCAACAATGCTTGGACAACTGTTGGTTCTAATTACTTTGGTGTAACTGGTGTAACTAAATTAGGTCAAACAAACGGAGCAACTTTCTACATTACTGGTGTTCAACTAGAAGTAGGTAGTTCTGCTACTGGTTTTGAGTATGTAAATTATCAAACTAGCCTAGCTAACTGCTATCGTTATTTTCAAAGACTGGGTTCTTTGTCAGGTGGATATACTGTTTTTGGTTCTGGTCGAGGGGGTGGCGGAACAACTGTTGTTTGTTATTTTAAATATACAACTCCTGTAAGGGCTACACCAACAATTAGTCAATCTAATACTGCAATTAACTATCCAACACAATCTGCTGTTACTGGTTTTGGTTCAATTTATTATGGTACTGATAGTGCTGGTGTTGAATTGACAAATGCAAACATAGTTTTAAATGGAACTGCTTTAGTTTGGCTTGGAAATAACAATTCATCTGCTTATGTAGATATTTCTGCGGAGTTATAAAAATGTACCAACAAGTTTATTCAGATACAGAAAAAAAAGTATCAACTTTTCACATTCGTAGGTTATTAGATGGAGCTATTATTCCATTTGATCCAGCTAACACAGACTATCAAACTTACTTAAAATGGCTTGAAGAAGGTAATACTCCTTTGCCTGCGAATGAATAACATGTCATTTGAAATTGACCCAGTTAAATACGGCCAATTGTGGGAAAAGGTTGACCAACTGACTTCTAAAGTTGATAAGCTAGAAGAAGGTATGGAAGAACTTTTAGCCCTTGCTAATAAAGGGCGTGGTGGGTTTTGGGTGGGAATGATGGTGGTATCTGCTCTGTCTACCTTTATTGGATTTATTTCACACTACTTTACTAGCAAATGATGTGGACTACGGAATATCAGAAGGCGTTAAAAGCCTTACCGAAAGTCTTGAAGCAAGCAGAACTGCAAGCAAAGGCTTATCTAAGTCTATTGAAAACATACAGCACGATGGATTGGATGTTGCACAGCACCAAGCCAACGAAAGAATCAGAGCAAGACGAGAAGCAGAGTTCAAGAAAGAACAAGCATTAATTAAGGCTTTACGGCAATGGCAACACAATAAACAAATTAGTGACGAAGAAGCTAAGTTAAAGATTGATTTTGTAAAGAAGTATGGTGCAAAAGAATGGGAAGCAGTCTTAAAGATTAAAGTGGATATTGAAAATTTACGCAAGAAAGATAACGAGGAATACCAGCACGATTTAAAAGCGGTTAAACGCTTGCAATTTTGGTGTTTTGTAGTTGCCGCAGTTATAGCTTGGTATGCCACATGGGGGTACAAATGGTAGCTTATTTGACATTTTGTTACAGTTATTGGGGGAGTTTAATGTGTTTGGCATAGACGATATTATTGGCGTAGGAATGAAGATTCTTGATAAAGTCATTCCTGATCCTGCCGCCAAAGCCGAAGCCCAAGCTAAGTTATTAGAACTTCAGCAACAAGGTAGACTAGCGGAACTGCAAGCAGACAATGTAGAAGCCCAAGAACTCACTAAGCGTCAAGAAGCTGACATGGGTAGCGATAGTTGGCTATCTAAAAATATACGCCCTATGACCCTTATAGCGATTCTAGCAGGGTACTTTATCTTTGCAGGACTATCTGCCGCCAAAATTGATGTAAACTCCGAATATGTCCAATTATTAGGCCAATGGGGTATG